TCTCTTCCAGTGCCACCACATAATCGCCTATGATGATGACCCCAAGCAGTATCAACACACCACTTGTTATCAATAGTATCACTATGTCTTTGAAATTTTTTATCATTGTTTGTTCTCCTCTGTTCCTTCGTAGTATTTCTTGTATTCCTCAAGTAGGCTGTTTGTTTCTTGTAATTTCTGTCTAATCTGTGCGAAGTTCTTGGACAACAGTTCATAGTCCTTGTCGGTCAAACCAAACAGCACTGGGTCTATACCCGCTTCTTCTAGTTTTTTGAAAACCTCTTCTGCGTTCTCACTTGTGATCACTATCCAACGTATGTCTTCTAGTGTAAGAGGCATTGGGTCTGGCAGGTTCAACTTCTGTCTTGGTTCTTCAACAGTGAACAGTTTGATCCTCTTCTCTCCACCTATGCCACAGCCGGTCAATAATAAGATTAATGATATTGCTAAAAATTTATTCATATGGCACGTAATTTGGATTTGCTAGGCTTGGGCATTCCACATTAATCTCCGATTTCCTTGTTGCTTTGATTTCTGCTTCTGTTCTTTCTGCACCACTGGCCAGTTCGACACACCTCTTGGCGTTCACTGAACCCTTGTTCATTATCCGTTCGATGGCCTCTGTCCTGTCTATTGCAAGTTTGCCAAAATCTCTTTTCTTCTTGTTGAAACGCTTGTCCAGATCGTCTAGGTCTTTCTTGAAAGTCATCACCAACGCATTAAGTTTCTTGTTGCTTTCCATTATGGCCTCGAAGTCCACCTTCTGTTGTTCTATCAACTTTGTCTGTGCTTCTATGCCTTTTTCCAGTTCTATCTGATTGGCCTTAAGTGTGGCGTTGTCCGCTCGTAGTTTCATCACGTACACACCCGCACCGGCTATACCAGTGATAAGCATTATGGCTATCGCCATCTTTATCGTTGAAAACATAATAGCAGTATTTATTGGATCAAACCAGGCTTGTAAACAGTCTTACCGTTTTCCTTCATAGCAGTCAGTATAGACTTTCTGTTGCCCTCTGACTTGTATGACACGTGTACCCAACCTGAATCAGGTATACCTGGTGTGTAGAATTCCAATATCAGTTGGTCGAAGTCACAGTTCTCAGATATCCATTTGGCCACATCGTAGTTGCCTGTGCCCGGACATTCTATGTCTACCGCTTCTCCTTTGCAGTGTTGCGACTTTGATGATCCGCCAACTGCTTCGTTCAGTGCTGGTCCTCTGTAACCTGAGTTTATCACTGTAACACCAAAGTTGTCCCTGACCTTCTGTACAACATTGGAGAAAAGTGCTTTGGCATTCTCCAAGTGTTCAGCACCTGGTGTGTTGTCCAGGCCTTTCCTTGTAGCGGTCTGACTCTTTGTGAATTCTGCTAGTGTGAAGTTTGTGCTTAATCTCATACACTTATTTATCAATAAGTGCGTATATTAAAAATTACCAGCCTGCTTTGCTCATCAGTGCGGACTCTCCGCCCTTGCTGAATATGAATCTATCTTCTGTGGTTTTTGTGATCTGGTATGGCCCAAAGTATTTGGTTAAGAACAAGCATTCGCTCATTGCTGACTCGTCTAGTTTGAATGCTTTGACTTCATTCATTATCATACTTGTCGTCCCAAATGCGTGTAGTTCAAATTTCAACTTGTCAGCGTTCTGTTTCTTGATTGTGACAATGTTGTTGTCCAGTTTGAATTCCATCATTTGGAATCTGTCAAAGAAATCTTTTATCTCACCCAGTTTCAACCCATTAATCTTTTGTGCGTATGCTTCTGGAGTCCTAGGTAATACGTCAGCAAGATTTTTTGCGGAGGCTTCGAAAGGTACCGTCCTTTTGTGGTACGTGAATTCAAATGTTTCAATATCTGTTAGTTTTGATAGGTCATCTAGGAATCTTCTTATGTGTTGATCCACCGCTTCAACCCTAGCGAACTCTATAAAAACTCGGTGTTTGCCATCCTCTAGAGTTCCTGGTGTTGCGTCGGCATCTAAAACTTCCTTGTATCCTGTCTCTGCGAAACGTTCTAGATCTTTTGCAGGCGCTTGTCCATCAACAGAAAAAGCCAGCACCATGATGTTTCTGTCCTCGCCCATCTTGGACTTGAACTGATCCACGGTGAATCTTTTAGATACAATTCCCGCTAGATCTCCAGCCTTTAATCCTTCATTAACTAATGTCATCTAAACTACTTAAATCTCCAGACGCTTGATCCATTGCATCTTGGCTCTCGATCTCGTCCTTACCGTGTTTGAAATTACCAATAAGTTCTTTTGGCATCTTTATCTCTACCACCCAAATAGGATGTGAGTCTATCTTGCCTTTTGTTGTGCCAGGTCTGTAATCTTCTGGCGATTTTATTTCCCTAGGCTTCAATAATTCGTCTCGTTTGTAAGTGACCTTACAACCCCTGTCCAGCAATCTCTTACCTCCAGCAGGATCAGGCATCTTGTCTTCTGGCCACATGAATGAACAAGTTACAAAGTGCCTAGAATCATTCGGACCAGAAAGAAGTTCACCTTCATCCCAATTCTTGAAAACGTACACATCTAGTTCGTCCACTACCCTCTCGAAGTCCTTCAGTATGCCTAAAGTAGGGCCTACAGCGTATAAAGATTGTACGTTTTTGATTATGTCTAGTACGTCGTGCATAGTGCTTATTTATCTTAAAGATCTGTGTTGTAAAATATGCATAGTTTATTTGGAAATTTTGATGTAAGTACTTGTACATGAGTCTACATCAAAGACACATCAAATCACAATCAACAATCAACTACGAGGAACCTTATGCTTTTACGAAGCCTACAACTGCGGCCTTTATTTCAACGGAAACTATGGAAACAAATGAGGAAAAAGAGGGTGTACGACAAACGAGTGAAACTGTATATGCTCAATCAGGACTGGCTAAAGATACGAAAGCAAAAGGACAGGCGGAGACGACGTGTTTTGCTGAAATTATGGAAAGCAAAACAGTTGGCTTTTTTACGTAGGAGATACGCGAACGTTATTTGATGAACTGATCCATCGCTTCAGCGTACCACTGTCGGTAGTGCTGTTCGATACGTTCGTAGGGAACTTGGTCTCTCTGTGCAAGTGGGATTCCAGGTAGTTCATTCTTCAGGACTTCCTTATTGACTAGATCAAGCACCACGGTGTATTCCCTCATCTTGCCTGGTCCGATCTTCTTCTTTGACAGTTCCACGAACTCGTCGAACTTCTTGTCTGGTTTGATTATGTACTTCACGCAGAAGTATCTTTTCTTGTTGTGTTTGCTACCCATTTGATAGCCTTGCCAGTTTGATCATCACACTCGCTAAATTTATTTCTGGATCTGCTACGAATGAGTGATCCACCAATCCCTGCTTGATAATTAGCACCGCTTTGTCTTGTGCATCTTCATCTTTGGATATTATTTCCAAGTTGTCATACAACCATCTGTATATCTCCTCGCACTCCTCTGGTCTCGCTTGGGCACAAACAAGTTTCCTTGCTTCTTGTATCTTGCCCTGTTTGAATAGATCAACCATCTGCAGTCTGTAGTCCTGTTGTCCTGAATCGCCACTTGCTGGTGGCATCAGTTTTCCGTCCCTGCAATTCTGCTGTAGCATATTGATGCATTTTCTCATATCCGGATAACTCGCCTTCACATAGGTGTCTAGTATTTCTATGTCTGGTGTTATACCTTCCTGTATCAATATCTCACACGCCCTCGCTGTGAATTCCGTTTTGTCAATTGTTTCCATGTGGAAGCCTTGGCATCTTGAATGCAGTGCTGGTATCACCCTGTTGGGATAGTTGCAAGTCAATATGAATCTCGCTGACGTGTGATACATCTCCATCACACCACGCAACGCCGCCTGTCCGTTAGGTGACATATAATCCGCCTCGTCAAGCAACACATATTTGTATGCACCAAAAGGCATTATCTGTACGAATGAATTTATTTTTTCTCTGACAGTATCAACTGAATTTTCTCTCGAAGCGTTTATTTCTAAGATGTCATAACTGCTGACTTCAAGTTCAGCAAACAAAACTTTCGCCAGTGTTGTCTTACCTACACCTGGCGCACCACTTAATAACAAGTGTGGGATTGCTTTGTCGTCTATCCAAGACTGTATCTGTTGACGTTGTGCTTCATCTCGCACAACATATTCTTTCAATGTTTTTGGCCTATATTTCTCTACCCACAAATCTTTCATTTACGTAACCATTTCCTTGCGGCATTGATTGGATTCTTCAGTCCATCGTACGTCTTATCAATAAACTCTATGTGTTTGTACAATTTTTCTGATAGTTCGTCAACGGTTTTCTGTAACCTATCAATCTTGTCCTGCAATTTCTTAATTTCTTTTTCGTTCGACATACTGCTATATTACAGCAGTTTCCTTCGCTTGTCTATATAATTGTTCCGTGGCCATGTTTTTACCTTTGGCCTCCACCTGTATGTCGAAGTTTTCTGAGAATGACAATGCCCAATCATTGACTTTCCTGTTTGGTAATAAATCACTGTGTGCTCTAAGTTTCTGTTTCTTGCAACCACGTTCAAGTAGATCCTTGATGTTGTGCATTTCGGTGTGTGTTTTATCTCCCAAGTTAGCGACTGCGAGATGTTCATCTCTGGAATATGAATAGTGCATTGTTGGACGTTGTCCACGCCACGAATCTATCACACGTTTTACCCTATCATCGTTTGGGTCGATGTATTCCTCGTCTCTGATCCAGTGGTGATGTATGTCCATAACAAGTGCAAGGTCCTTTTCAAGTTCGAGGCTGGCATCCAGACCCCAACCCATTTCATCATTCTCGATGGTAATCAGGTTACGTGCCTCTTGCGATAGTCTAGGTAAGGCTTTACGTATGCCGTCTGGTCCTTGTTTGCCTGAGATGTGTACGTTTATCTTGCAACCATCCTGAAAACTTTTGCCAAAACCCATCCAACGTGCCATGTCCGCGTGGTATTCGAATTCTTCTATGCTTCTCTCAACTATTTCCGGTGTGGCACTAGACAACACACAGAACTGACCAGGATGGAATGAAACTTTCACTCCCAGCCTACGCGACATCTCACCAACAGGTGCGAACAAATTCTCTAGGTGACTTTGTATATGAGGTTGTTGCCACCATGACTTCCAGTCCTTTTCTGTGTAGCCTTGTAGCATTTCACTACCCAATCTAACCATTCTACGTTCAGGAGGTAGGGTGCCAACACGTTCTATTAGCCTACGTGCCGCAGTTGTATTGTGAGTCATTATATCCCACTGTCTCTGCTCTGCTTCGTCCTTGTGTTCTCGAAGCCAACGCATTGTAGTTGACCTGCCATTGAGATCTCTGTCTTTGGCGTTGACTTTCATACCGCCAAACTCCGACTCGTTGTTGAGCCATTTGCAACAGAAACCGAAACGTTGTACCATGCCTATATTATAACAGATATTTGTGAAATGTCTACTCTAACAGGGTTTCCATCATGGCCCAGTGTCCAATGATGTCGCTACAATGCAGTTTGAAACCGTACTCTCGGTCAATATCTCGCAAGATCTTGTTGGCTTTTGCCATACTCAATCCTACATTGGCAGGGAGTTGTAGTGCGTTGATGGTTTTCCTTTTCAATCCCTTTGCGGCCTGTACCCTGTGCCATCCGTCCGTGAGTAGGTAGTATCCAGAATCCTTTATTGGTGTGACCAGAATAGGATCCCAGGCGCCGTCTTTTTTGAGTTTTGCAATCCATCCACGTTTCTCCTTGTTGAGTGGACGTTCAACGCCCAATCCCATCTCGGCCATCGTGACCAGTTTGTCTATCTCGACTTTGACTTTTTTTATTTTTATTTTGTTAGGCATAAAGATATTGGTACTTTCTATTGCTAAGATTTTGTGTAGCGACAAGTATCCATCTACAGATTTCTTTTTCTTCCTCAGCACAGGCGCTTTCTATTTTTTTAAATTTATTGAGATTACGAATTGCATAGGGATACCAGTCTTGTGCGATATCATTTATTTTGTGCTGTTGAAAAAATTTTGTGAGTTGTCTTTGCATCACATCAGTTTTGCTGTAGTTAGATTGGTCTATTGGTAGGTCATCCCACATGGGCCATTTGATGTAATCTGGAACAATTATACCCATGTCCTGGAGTTTCTTCATAGAACCAGATCCGCCTATAATAATAGGAATGTGTCCGTACAATATTGTGTTTCCGGTCTTTTCAGTTAGGTACGGATATGATTGTACAGCATCTGTCTCCATGACTATGTTGAATAGGCAGTCATACAATGGCATTACTTTCCGTAATCGTCCAATGTTATTGACCGGTATATCATCCTTGGTTTCGAAGTTGTTGAAAGGTATTAGATGTCTGTGTTTCGAACTTATGTCTTGTGATTCGTGGTTTTCTTCCCTGTTACCTATGTCACGTAGATTTTTTGGACCGTAGGCCAGATAGGATATCTTGTTTTCTTTTTCAAGACCATTGTCAATGATCCAATCAAACATCATTGAACGGAATATGTCGTTGCGACCCAATACGGAACAAAACCAATGGTTCCTTTCTTTCTGCACCACTTCGTCATCAGCCGCACCTTCATGATTTTTTTTGTATTTGGCTGTAGAGAAGTATTTCCGTGGCCATATCTCACAGTTGTCTAAATTTGACAATGTGAAACGGTCAAACACACCATTGTCGATTATTAGGAAAAATCTGTCATGATTCTTGAGGAAAACTTCTTTCAAAATTGTTGTGCTTTGTTTATTGAATTTTAAATCAAGTCCTTCCTCCATAGTATCGATTTGATATATAAGGTTATACTTCCTTTCAAATTTATAATCCAACAGTTCATTCGGAGTTATAAAACTTGACACGTTATGACCAACAAAGTCGTTGCTAGGAAATTCGTTCAAAACAATATGCTCGAGGTCATCGAGAACTATTTCACGCCAACTGTTAATTTTAATCTGTTTCATATTCTATGTTGTCTATGTCTTGTATTATCCGCCATTCGTATCCATGTGGCAATGGCTTTCTCTGTGGGTAGTCATTCACGTCAGATATCTCCCTGTACTTGTTTGCACATGGAGGACCACAGAACGGTCTTATTATTCTCTTGTCATACTTGGTGTCGTGTAAACTATCGTACCAGTATATCGCATTGAAGAATTGTTTTTTACAAACGTAACAGGTGTGTATTTTAGTCATTGCCCGGCAGTGATGTCATCTGTTGCATACCACCTGTGTTGACATAACCGGCCTGTAACCTGTTCTGCTCTGGCTCTTCGTCTGACACGAGTAGGATGTCGTTCTCGTCGATCATTCTGACTTCTAATTCAGTGCCTTCTTTTTTGACTTTGAATCCCCTACTCCATCTACCGTGTGCTACCATGACCCACTGTCCCACTGTGACGTCTTCCTGTTGGTCACCTGTTGCGTACACTTTCGCCCATCTAGGGTGTATGCCCGATTCTGTGCCATCATCATCGTTGAGGATTATACCGCCTTTAGTTTTCATCTCACCAAAGTGCATGTCTGAAACCAAAACTCTTTTCTTCAGTGGTTTGATGTCGTGATCGACCTCGTAGGTCTTACCGCCGTGAGATCCAAAACCTTTTGCTTGTAAATCTTCTAGTTGTCCCATTATAGGATTATTTTAACAGATTTATTCTAGTCCGTCAAGTGCGGCGTCGATGCCTTTTTTCTCTGTACGCTGAATTGGAGTTGATTCAACTTTTGGTGCAGGTTTGCTCTCAACTTTTGGAGGTTGAGGTGCAATCACTTTCTTTGGTGCTGGTTTGGCCGCAATTGGAGTCATTTTCTGCACGGTCTTAACAGGCTCTGCCTTGGGTGCTGGCATTGGTTTGCTCCTTGGAGTGTCACTTACCATTCCCTTTGGTTGTTCGTAGTATTTCTTAATGACGTTTTCCTTGGTGTTCACAATAGTTCCACCTGGACCTAACACGTCTCCCCTTGCGTTGACATTCATATTACCAACAGCCTGAACTGATTCGTTTGCCGTTCTTAGTTTTTCTATGTCCACCATACGTCCTTGCATGGTTCTGTACATTCTTTTTCTTGGTGCTCTTGCTACCATAATAATATACTCCTATATTGATTACTTATCATCGTAGAAATTCGGTGATGTCCAAATTGTACAGCAATGGATTGATCTTGTGTACCCCTATGAGGAACAAGCAGAAACTTGCCACGGAACTGCCCCTGCCAACACCCCAAACTATGTTGTTTGCTCGTAGTGTGTCTATAAAGTAAATCAAGAACTGAAGAACACGTATGAAGTTTTTCTTTTCAAACAGATCATATTCCATTTGCACCCTCAGTTTCTCCTCATCATTTTGACACCTGTCCAGCAACCACTCCAATACATTTATTTCATAGTATTTCTCCGGCATATGCCATTGTTCACAGTTGCTCTTATCGAAGTCTGCAGGCTTTTCCCTCTTGGGTGCTGTGTGAATTACTGGTAGATCTATGCCCAACTCCTTGAGGCTCTGCGAATACTTGTCTATGTCGTTGAAATAAAGTTTAGATATGTCAAAATCTGGATTGCTGTAAAGTAGATCGATGACATCCTCTTCCGAGAATATCACATCTCCGTGATCATTTATCTTTGTCTTTTCCGCCATCTAGTACCTTTGGTTGGAATTCAAATATTTTAGCATGGTACTCGTGCTTGGGGTCAACCGGAATCTCGTGATTGTTCCAACTGAAGTGTCCTGTGTAGATGCCTTTGTCGAGTTCTTGATCATATGTTGCCGTGTCTGCCCTTAACCACCATGGATCAAATTTGCTGTATTTCTTAGAAAACCAATCGGGTCTATCTAATAGTATAAGTTCTTTGCTGTCTTTGTCAACCGTATAGGTAATACCATCTCCCTGCCAACTTGATAATTCTATATTGTTTATAACTATCTTGCTGTCCAGTATGCTGTTGGCTTTACAGAAACATACCGCGGCCATTATTTGATCATAAGGCGGCTTTGGTAATTCAATAAATCTATTTGTTGTACTTTTTTTTAACGTAAGATAAAGTGGTTCATCTCGCCAAGTCGTTATCGTGTTGGCAAACACCTGTTCAAAAAGGTTTTTTAATCTGTCAAAGTATTCTGTCTGTTCCTTTAAACTTGCCGTGTGTGGCGTCAATGAAATGTTAAGTTTGTATTCATTGGAGAACAACTCACCGTCGACTATAATAATTGATTTGAATATTGTCTTCCAGGTAAACGTGTTTGACATAAACCTATTTACTAGTCTATGTTTATCAGGTCTCCGATATCTGGTTCGTTACGAAGTTTTTTATTATTTTTGTGCCACGCTTCAATCCTTCTTTCTCGAATGGCATTACGATAGGTGTTCAAAGCCATCTGCAGATTGGCCAGCATCTCTGGATTACGTCCACGCCTCGCTATGGCAACCTTTCTGTTTAGATCTTTAATTCGTTTTGAAATATCCTCTTCAGACATATTGCCTATTTCTTCTTGTAATGGATGAAAATACATCACTACCTCCTATTAGATGTAGTTGTTTCCTAATTGGTGCATTAATATTGTTGTGCCGTTGTCTGGTGTAAGAAACTCATAAAGATATCTACCAGAAGTTGGGACAGTTATGGTGTCAGACGACCCATCTCCACCAGATACGTTACCAGCAACCAACACCGCACTTGGTATAGTTATAGTGTGTGCTGTGCTGTCAACATTTACGTCTAGGATTATTCTACCCACAGTATTTGTAGCAGGCATGTTAATGAAAGACAGGGTAACACTTGCATTGGTTGTTAATGTTTGATAATGCCCATTTTCATGATTTAACGTTACAGCACCTCCTGTGGTGCCGTGAGCGTAAACTGTTTCTGCCGTGTCTTTGAAAGTTGCTTGGGAGACCACATAGTTGGAGAAATTGCTGTTTGCGTTTGTACTTGCTTTGTTAGTCTGCAAGTCCTCTATCTCGGTCTGTGCTTCAGTGAAATTGTTTTTGATTGCACTGAAGTTATCTCTGAAACCCTGTGAACTGTTGTCCTGTCCCGCCTTAGGATAGGTTCCGTCTATGTTTCCTGGTACTATGTTGCTTGCCATTTATTAAATTCCTTTGTCCCTAAATTTAAGGTATTTATCGTTGCTTCTCTCCACCTTTATTATTGTGCCTGCCTGTGGCACTTCTTTGGTAAAGGTTATTGTAGTTTTTTTGGTGGCGGTGTTGTAAGACAACGTAATTCCCAATTCGTGATCAGCAGATCTGATTGTCCCATCCGCTGTTAGATATGTGGGTTTGATGTTGTTGTCAGCGGTTACTCCCTGACCTATGAATACCACCTTACTACCTTCCTTTATCAATAGATCTTCTTCGTGTAATATTTCGTCTACCACAAAACTGGTTGTAGTGCCGTCTGCCGTAAATGTTTCTGTTGCAACTTTGCTCTTGTTTACGATGTATCTGTCAATAGTAAATGCAATATTTTTGAATTTTAAATTTTTATCTTCAATTCTCTTTTTAACCAACGCAGATGTTCCTGGCTTACAGTAGCATATTGGCACGGCCATTACATATCCTAAAGGTGCCAGGTCGCCTGCCTGAGTTGTCTTCATCCAAAGTGGCAAGTAATCCCATTCCTTGTGTCCAAGGCTCTTCATCCTAGACCTCATATTTGCAACTGCGTTTGGATATAAGGTTTCTATTAATCCTAGATCTGCACTCAATTGATTGGCATATCTGATTTTTGACCCTGAGGTGCTGAAACTCAATCCACCATCTGTTGTCACCTCATAATCAACATAGTCTGCTGTGGCATTCATACTAGATGCCCTAGGACCAAGCATAGGTTTTGTGACTGCCTGTCTAAGGTTTATAGACCTTGATATTGCCTCACCATCATTATTGACTAAACTGTCTTTGATATCTAAATACACCACCTCATATTTTGTCGTTGTTCCTTCTTTGGCAACTGCTGTTTTAAGGTCTCCAAAATATAGTGTCTTTGGTGCGTGGTTCTGTTCCATTTGCTGTTGGAAAGCAGTCAAAGTCTTTGCTTCAAGTCCTGCCATCATTAGCATGTCTGGTTTCGACTTCATTCCAAACGTAGGATCTTCCGGTCTGTATATATTGTCAACAGAATTGATGTTTGGATCTTGTGCTATGTTGTAGAATATGTTCTGATCTATAAATGAAGTAGCATGCCCTGTCATGTTGCCGTATTCTATTGTTGTGAAAGGTATGTCAATATTAAGTGTGAATTCTTTTGAACTAGCCGCTGACTGGTACTGATCACTCACTGTGACTGTGAAGGTGAACGATCTCGTTGAATCTGTGAAATCACTTGGATCGATAGTGCCCAAGAGATTGCCCTGTTCAGATAAAGTTATTCCTGTAGGTAGTGACCCTGATGTAACCGAGTAACTTAATACACGGTTTGTTTCTTCCGCTACTGCCTCTATTGATAGTATACTAGGTACGTCAGCCTTCAGTGTGCCTATCACAGTCGGAGTGGTGAATGCTATTCCGATGTTGATGTCACCGATCACTTTCATAGTGAAAGCCTGATCAGTGAAAACATTCACTCCAGTCGATACAACCCTGTTCGCCCTGACAGTGAAGTTGTACGTGGTTTCAACCGCGGCCTGCCTTGCAAGTGTTCCATAAAGTTCTCCTGAGTTGACATCTATTGACACACCTGTAGGCAAACTTCCCGACTGTATAGAATACTCTAGATCTCCTTGCAGAGGATCAAAATCTTCGACATCTATCTTAACGACAAAAGCGTTGTCGTGTCTGAATGTTCCCAAGTCAGAACCTGTTCTGAACACAGGCCTTCTATTGGCGCTTAGGTCCATCGTAAGTGGTGATGAATCTATCTCAGTTGCGTCTATTGTTATCGCGGTGTTCGACACTCTCCAGAAATCGGCCGAATATACAAATATTGAATTGTTCTGTTCAACGAAACTTGTACCGTCAGAAACTCGAACAATGAAATCAAAATTCTTGCTTATGCTCTTTGTGGTAACGGTCCTGTCATACGTGCCATCGAATTGATCTTCGGTACCTGAGCCATCGTATCCGCCACGCTCTGCGTAACGCTGGTCTTCTGTCAACTGTACTATCCCTGAAATCAAACCAGATTTGTTCATAGTGACTCCTGGTGGCAGAGATCCTTGCACTATTTCATACACAAGACTCTGTCCTGCACGTGTGTCTGTGTCCGTGGCCTGCATCTGGAAAGAAATGCTGGAACCGTCTATGACCCAATACAAGCCAACGCTGGTAGAATCGTCCAGTTGAAGTTGTCCTGAAGCAGTAGTGAAGGTTGGAGTGTCCGCACCTTGCACGTCTAGACTAAAAGTCCTGTCTGTGATCTGGGTACCGGCCGTGGCTCGCACGACGAAGGTGTAAAGAGTTCTTTTGGCAACCTCAGCCGGAGTACCCGTCAGTAAACCTGTTGAAGTCACCTGCATACCAGGTGGTAGGCTTCCTGCTATCACGGAGTACACGATGGCCGTTGAGTCACCTAGATCTACCGGATCGTTGGCTTCCAATTGTAATGAAAAGGATGCCTGTTCGTCTATAGTCGCTAGTTTACCTGCTGTGGTCGTCCACACTGGTGTTGCCATTTAGTACTCCTTACAAGGGTATTTATTCGCAATTACCGACTATTATTCTGCGTACGGATCCAGTGTTCAAGGTGCTGTCTGAGGTTCTCTTTCTCGATCTTGTCAGTAGAACGTCGTATGGCCTCCTCCAAGCGTCGTATCTCGGAATGAGCAGTATTATGCCTATTACGGTCGTTGTAACGTTTTCTCATTTCCCCTTAGGGTGTATTTGTATTATCTATTACGATGCGTTAAAGTATGGTATAACTGCATCCACACCACCAACTTTGATCTTCAGATAGCCAAGTGGTCTGATCTCGTTGGCAGAATCAAGTGGCAAGTGTGTTGCGGCACCCACTGCGCCAACAGTGGTCTGTGTGGCTGTGTTGAAGTCTACCACACCAGTACCCTGTGTGCTAATGCTGATGTCACCATCTGACGTGTCATTCTGTATCGTGTCTGCCCTTACGGTTGTTGCCTGTATCAGGGTGATGTCAGCCTCACTGGAAATTATCTTCTTGTTGAATGTGATGTTCTGACCAGTGGCCGCGTCTATGGTCATACCACCTGATGTGGCTGATAGAGTGTTTCCATCCATTCTCAAGTTGTCAACATTTAATTGTCCTGTCGTTGTCTGCGTACCTGTGGCAGTGATTGGACCAGTCAAGACTATAGCACCTGTTCCTGCAGGATCTATTGTTATGTCTCCGTTGGAGTTTGAAACTATTGTGTCTGCGTTGATCGAACCTTGTACAGTAAGTGTGCCTGCCACAGTGCTGTTGGCACTGATAGTGTGACTTCCTGTGGTTGTGATGTCAGCGGTAGTCAGTGTGCTTGAAACGGAAGCAGTCCCTGTGATCGCAGTGTTTGCCTGTAACTGTATAGTCCCTGTACCACCCGGATTCAACGTCAAATTTCCATTTGAAGCAGTTGAAATATCCGTGTCGTTGAAAATCAAATTGTCAACAGTTACGTTGCCTGTCATTGTTGCACCATTGATAGTCGGTGAAGTCAATGTTTTGTTTGTCAATGTCTGTGAACCAGTAAGTGTGGCAACTGTTCCATCTATTGCGATGGTCACGGTGTTACCAGTACCTGCTGTGGTTACACCTGTACCACCAGAAAATTGTAAACTTTCAGAATCTAAATCTATTGATAAGGTTGTTGAATCATCACAAGCAAAATCTAGATCCTGTGCTGTGACCTGTGAGTCAACGTATGCCTTGATTGACTGTTGAGTCGCTAGTGCAGTGGCAGAGTCACTGCCCATTGCGTCCTCGTCTAGTATTGCTGTGACTGTGGCCCCTGATGCCAACGCAAGTGATGTGCTCAATGTCGCCGCACCTGCCACGTTGATAGTTCCTGTTGTCTGTATGTTGTCTGCCAATGTAATCTGTGTAGAATCATTAGAACTTATTTGACTGCCATTGATAGTGATAGATCCTAGATTGATGTTACCTGTACCATTTGGTGTGATTGTTACATCTCCATTGGTCACGCCTGTGGTAATTGCAAAGTTGTTTGTGTTTAAGTTTGCATCCAGTGTGTTTATGTCGTTGTCACCACCGTATAATTCTACGAAGTTGTCGTTGATCTTGTCAAACGCTGTTCGTAACGGGTCACCCGTGCCGTCGTTTGCAGTTGTTCCTATGTTGATTACTTGTCTAGCCATACTTTATATAATCCTTTTTGTTATGGGTATTTATTCTTAATTCTATAAACCTAATGTAATTACTATAGGTCTATTAATGTTCTTTGGAATTTGAAAACAGTGCTGTCGCTTGATATGTTTGTTGCTAACAATCTCACATTACCGTCATCGATGTCTGCCGTGAATGTGCATAGAGGATCGGTGTATGACGTCGTGCTACCAAACACAGTAAGGTATGCTTCAATTGTGCTGTCCGCACTTGGTCCGTGTATAAGGTTGGCCTCCACAATCTCGAATCTGCTGTTTGTTGTGTCCGATATTGATATGAAATATTTGGCACTCCTGTAAGTTGCTGAACTGAATGAATCTACCTCTGTTGTGGCCGATGATGCAATCGTTGTGGTGTTGTCGTTGATATCTGAGTGGTTCAATGTGGCCGTTGCTGTTGCAAACCCAAGATTTCCTGAACCATCGGTTTTCAGAAGTTGGTTAGCGGATCCGTCTGTTGTTGGCATCGACAATCCGTTGATTATAACAGTGCCTGTACCGTTGGCCGAAAGTTCAAGATCGGAGTTAGATAAATTTGTTGAGATTGTGTTGTCAGTTATGGTAACCCCGTCGATGATTGCAGAGGAATTGGCTGTGATTGTGGTGAAAGTTCCAGCGGCTGGAGTTGTAGCACCTATGGTGGTGTTATCAATTGTGCCACCGTTGATGTCTACCTTGGCCATGATCACACTACCCGTGCCTGACGCTGAAAGCACTAGATCAGAGTTTGATAACGTGGTTTTGATTTCATTGTCAGTTATGTTGATGTTGGAATCCACTGTGAGATTCGCTATGGTCACTGTGCCTGTTCCACTGGGCCTCAACACAAGATCATCGTTTGTCCTGTCTGCGGATATGTTGTTTCCGCTTATCGTGATCCCTTCGTTGAATAGATCTGATGCGTACACTTCTGTGAACATGGTGTTCACATTCTGCATGGCGGTCCTCAGGGTATCACCTGTTCCGTCGTTTGCGTTTGATCCTACGTTTAGCGTTATCTGTGCCATTATACTTTCAATATTCTCCTCACGAATTTTACAACCTGTGTGTTAGTGTTATTTACTGTTCCTCGCAACCTAACGTTTCCACCTGAAACGTCTGCGGAAATGTCCATTGAGTCATATATGGATGAACCGTCGCCCGCGCCATTGGATGCACCACCAGTTATGCTGATGTATGCCGTTGAACCATCATGAGTGACATTTACCTCCTCAAGTTTGTATCTATCTGCCGTAGTGTCCGAGATCTGCACGTGATATTTGGCACTCCTGAAAGTGGATGCATCAAATGAGTCTATTGTCTGTGTTGACGAGTCACCGTTTAGGGTGGCTGTGCCATCTGTGATATCTGAGTTGTCAAACAGTATGGGTGAAGTGAAATAGGATAGTTGTCCATTGCCGTTGGTCTGTAGCACCTGGTTGGCTGATCCGTCACTGGTAGGGAACTTGATGCCATTGATTGACACGGCGCCAGTGCCAGTTGCTAAAATTTCAAGATTGGCATTTGACGAATTGGTTGAGATTGTGTTGTCAGTTATAGTGACCCCATCCATGGCGGCTGATGTGTTGACAGTCAGTGCAGTGTAAGTGCCCGCGAGAGGAGTTGTACCACCTATCACTGTGTTGTCGACTGTACCATTATTCACGTCCGCACTGGAGACTAACACCGATCCAGTGCCATTGGCTGTAATCAAAAAGTCAGCATTTGAATCGTTTACCTTGATTTCGTTGTCTGATATGTTGATGACAGAATCTATCGTGAGATCACTGATCTGTACGTTACCGGTGCCATTGCCGGCCAGCTCGATGTCCGCGTTGGATTGTGTGGCGCTGATCACATTGCCATCGAATGACAGTTGTGATAGTGTTAAAAGCGGTCTGGCATACACTTCAGTGAAGTTGTTGTTGATCTTGATGCCCGCACCCCGGATGGTATCGCCCGTGCCGTCGTCCGCGATCGCTCCTATGTTTATCACTTCCTGTGCCATAATTTAATGGTATTTATGGTTACGGAGAGACGTTCTTGAACGGGTGATCACTGGGCAGATTCGCCGTCAAACCCCACTTGTGCGCCAGGTATCCCTCGGCCTTCTCGAACTCCGTTATGTCCGTACCACCCGTGCCCGGCAGTGCGCCTACCACGAAGAACTCAGCCAACCGGCCGTCCAGCCTCTCGTTGGCCCTGTTACGCATTACCCTTATGTCCTGGTTCTGGTTGATGGCATTGTCGTAGTCGTTGACGGGAGTGAATGCGTTTGAGCCGTCCACCCTGGCAGAGATCTGGTTGCCGGTCTTGTTGAATATGGTGCCCACTATGTGGAATGCGTCAAGGCTGACTGCCGAGTCAAAGGCTTGGAGGTTACCTATGCTTGATGATATCCTGTTGGAAACCAAAGCGTCCAGGTCCAACTCACCGTTGAACGCACTGGCGTTACCGGAGCTCACTGCGTAGTCCCTCTTGCTGGTTCCCGCCACGGTGTTGTTCTCGAAACTGTAGAAACTGTCCTGGGTGTCACTAATTGTATCCGCCAGGAACACGCCTATGGCCCAGTGGTTGCCGGATCCGTCCGTGACGGCCCCCTCACCTGTGGTGGTGAGATCATAGTTTCCATTGAAGTCCCACACATTGAGACCATTTAGAGCACCAGTCAACCTTTGAGGGTTACCGCCAATCGTGATTGAGAAGTTGCCTGATTTGTCAGTCACAGACTGTAGGACGTTGGCACTGATTGTGTAAGT